TCGAAACAGGGGCAGGCCTTAGTACTGTCTAAGTCCCTATGGCCTAACCAGATTGGGTCGTTGTGGGCCTCGTCCAGCTCTTGCTTTAGTTCACGTAGAGCGTGCATCTGAGCGAGTGTGTAGTTGAACTCAGGGCGTCCAAAGTTATCGACGCCACCGATAAGGCAGATACCGAGAGAGTTCTCGTTATTCCCGCGAACGTGAGCCCCCATAGTAGTCTCAGGGCGACCCACTTCTACCTCGCCGTTCCTGCGGATGACATAGTGATAACCTATACCACTCCAGCCGCGCTGAACGTGCCACGAGTTTATCTCGGCAGCGCCGATATCCCTTCTAGGGCTAGTGGCTGAACAGTGCACCACTACCGTGTCTATAGGGTCGTTATTTACGATAGGCATTTGAGTAGCTCCGTGTTTTGAGCGCTGATAACTGCTCGCAGTGCGTCTAAAGCTGCCCGATCCAGAGTTTCACTCAGCCACTCTTCGGGTATGGACCTAGCGGCGTACTGGAAGCCGAAGCGCTCGCACCACTTGGCGTACGTTGTCTTCGACCTTTTACCTATCCGGGTTCCGGTTCGACTGAACACGAAGCGTATATCCAGATCAGGATATTGCTTACGTATAGCCCTGTGCTTCTGCCTGTCGTCAGTATCGAAGTGGCCCTTGGTTTCTATGATGATGCCGTTAGGCAACAGGAAATCAGGGGTATACTTGCAGTCCCTATGAAGTACCCACGGTATGTGGAACTGCTCGTAGACTACAGGTAACCCCTGAGTTTCTAGTTGCTTCGATACGGTATCTTCGAGTCCGGACCTGTAGCCTTTTATGTAGGCTACTTTGGACGCTGTACTATTCGAAGTCGTAGTCGTCATCATCGTTAGACGCTTCTGCTTCCTGATCCTGCGCAGCGGTGCTCTCCTGAGCCTCGTCCTCGTAGTCGATGTCCTCTGCGTCTGCGACTGCACCGAAGCCGTACGCCTCAGAAGCTGCGAGTTTGATCACTTGGACAGCCTTCAAATATAGCTTAACGCCAACCTCGAATTTAGGGTTGGACCAAGCCTTAGGCTCTACACACACGATAATGGTAGACCCCCCGCGTACGTATACGCCCGATTTGATAGGCTTCCCGCGCCCGTCGAAGATAGGCAGAACTTTAGTGTAGTGCTCGCCTTGTTTGTTCTTTCCGCTGGCCCGAGTAGAGGTTTTCAGGATGTAGTATCCTGTCTCTTCGCCGGTATCTTCGTCCAACTCAGGGACGATAGGCAGATCGTTCAGCTTAGCCCGCTTGCCCTTGCGCTTGCGCTCTACCTCTTCCTTTTCTGCCAGTTGCAACTCTTCGAGGCGCTCTAGCAGCGGTGTGGCCACTTCTTCTGTAATGCGCAGCTTCGTGTGGAACTCGCCTTCCTCTTTGAACTTAGTGTCCGGACGGTTCAGGTGAGGCCATACAGCAATACCGCGTACGTTAGTGTTTCTAGCCATAAGTTTTCCTTTATGTGTTAGGTCGTACCTATTCGAATAGTTCTAGTTGCGCAGATACATAGCCATTGTCATGGCGTACTAGCTGCTGGAAATACGGAGTGATCCAAGGCAAAGTCAGCATTAGCAGTTTCAGGCTATCGCTCGATAGCGCGAGTACCACGTTGTCCTGCCCTGTATCGTTATCTGTGACCACTAGAACAACTGAGAGTTCCTCAGAGTACTCTAGGTGAACCGAGAGCGCTGTCCCGGGGACATAGAGTTTGTTTATAGTAAGATCATTCAATCGGGCACCTCGTCGCGTACGAACGCCTTGAGCGCTTTGATGTAGTTATCTCCCGCAGCGCCCTCGGCTTTCAGCATGTTACTCGCCGTAGTCATAAGGTCCTGAGGTGCTATGTGCTTCTCTTCGGTGAGCGCTTTCAGCACAAGAGCTAGACTTACCGCTAGGTACTCCAGAGGCTCGTCCTGAATAGCGTCGAGGATAGTGAATGCACGCACGGCAGCCCGCTCTCGACTGAGAGAGGCTAACTCCAACTCTCTATGCCTAGCTCTGCGCTTCGTCATCTTGTGTCTTCTTTTTGCGAGGGGCTTTCGGCTTAGGCGGGTTCCTGCGCAGCAGCTCAGCTTCACCCATAGTCGCCAGAAATTGGCCAATAGCAATCAGGTCGTTAGGCCCTGCGGCTACGTTTATAGCCTTGATATTGAAGCAGGCCTCAGGGTTAGGATAGGTGGCCGTAACAGTCACATACCCGTTGCCTGTCCCGCCGTTCACTTTGAGGTCGTACGTTTCTTGCATGTAGTTTTCCTTTCGATGCAGGGTACTGTTCCTCTAACGTGGGGTTTTAAGTTTTGACGAAAAAAAAACCCCGGGCATATGCCTAAGGCAGGGACGCACCGGGGTGAATTTCAGTAAGTGTTAGTGTGCTTATCTACGCGAAGAAATATTGACTATCCAGAACCTCTTCGAGAACTAAGTCTCCGCTCTCAGGGACAGGCGGCAGCTCGATGCCCAGTTGACCCTCTAGGCTGGCCTTAAAGTCTTCTAGCCAGTTCTTCTCGCTGTACATCTGCACGAACGCTTCACGGATACCGTAGCTAAGCCTCTCAGTGTCGCAAGCGTGCGTAGCGTAGCTATCGTGTACCATGCTGAAGTGCATAGAGGGGTCAATGTCAATCAGGTGCTCTACTGTACGCATCATGTGCGCAGCGTCTAGCGCGTGAATGAAGTTAGGCGCGATAGAGAATGACATTTTGCGGCTGTGTATCTTAGGCGTTGTGCCGTCCGCTATTGTCACTCTCAGCCTGTTACCTACCGCGTTCAACTCTACAGATGTAAGGTTAGGTTTGCGGTAGTCCTGCACCAGCAGGAAGCCTGAAGGCGTCGTCCAGTGTATCCCTGAGCCTTCCACAGATACTATCCTAGCGCACTCTTGAAGCCACGCCATGGCCTTCTGTGCGGCTACTACTACCTGCCCTGTAGCGTTCCAGACTATCTCACCTAGGTAGCGTGCAGCGTTGTACGGCTCATTAAATGGGCAAAGTTTATCGCGCTGTAGAGGCCTCAGAGTGTCCTCCATGATCTGGTCTGCGAAGCCTTGGCGCGTGGCCCCGTACGGTAGGGTCATCACGTTTCGCTTTACAGTCTTACGCTTCATGAGCGGTAACCACGCTTGGGCTGTAGGCTCACCGCGCTGCGCTCTCACTTTCAGCTCGGCCACTGTAGCGCCCAGAACCCTACTGTACAGGTCCTGAGGCTTGTCGGCAGGCGTAAGGTTCACCGCTGAGCCACCTATAGGGTCCTTCAAGAGCGCTGAAAGGTGTTGCAATCCATTACAAGACCCGTCTAGGGCGACTGGAAGGTGAGAAACGTAGTCGTCCCCGCACTCACGCGCCCCTGCCCACTCGAAGCAGAACGCTAGGAACTGGAAAGGCTTGTCCGCCTCCATCCAGAACCGCTCAGCGAATGGCTCCGCTGCTGCTGCGAGTATCCTAGGCTCATTGGTGAGGACCCACTCCACACGCTCGTCAAGGCTGATCTTGTCTTCGCCGTGAGTGTTAGCCCCGTGTACAGCCAGCCAGTACCCGCCCTCAGTGCCTAACGGCTTACCTGTGCCGAATAGCAGGAGACCCTTGCTAAGGTCGTCCCCTTGCGGTTTCAGGAACTTAGGCTTGTCGTAGCAACGCCCACGGAAGTCTAGGTGCTTCGGGAAGTATATTTTCTCGAAGTCCTTGTGACGCTCGGCAACCTCTATAGTCTTCGTGACTGCTAAGATTTTGCCCTTGAGCGCGTTGTTCCTGAGGTGTGCTTCCCGGGCCGCTAATTTGTATGCGTTGCGAGCCTCTTCATTAGTAGCGATGTCGTGCGGCTTTGTAGGTAGCGGCTCCAGCTCCATGGGAGGGAGTGACTCACAACTTATACCCGCTTCACGCATACGCTGCACCACGTCCAGTACACGCTTGTTAATTTTATACGGGACTTTCTGTAGGTAATTGAGCGAGTCAAACACTCTCGGCATCTCTGTTCGGTCGGCATTTTTAATGCCATTAGTGGCATGTCTCGCCACTACCATGCGGTTACTCGTGAGAGAATAGTACCCACCTACACGTGTATCCTCCCAATCGAGGGGAGGGGCTATCATAGGGCTCAGGTTAGGCGATAGGTCAGCCAATAGGTTATCCATAGAGGTAATCTGCTGGAAGAACTGGTCACTAATCTCGTAGAGTTTCTGAGCGCGTCTCTTGCGGGTCTCTACCCGCGATGTGACTATACCCAAGGTCTCCATTGCGGCCAGAAGGAACACGCCTAAGCGCACCTTTTCCTGAGTGCCCATAGGGTCAGCCTCAGGGCCTACCATTTTCCTGTACTTCTCTAGGATGTCTGTGCTACGGTTCACCGCCCCGTGAGCCCTAGCGTTACACCGGAGGACGATTGCCTTGAACATCCCCGGGTCGGCTTTGCGCAACTGAGTAGCCGCGTACTCCCGAGCGATAGCATCGCCTATGCCGAACCCTAGCTTAGCGTGCGTAGCGTCCTTGGCTCCGCTCGAAGCTGTAAGGTCAGTCATTACTGTTAGTGCGATAGCCGCCGTAGCGGTAGGCTTTAAGAGTTTCAGGGTGCGTATCTCCGGGGGCTTCCGGCGCACCTTTCCGTCTTCCAGTCTGGCTATTTCGTCCACAATGAGGTCAGCTAGGGGCTGGATCATCATACTGATCACCGAGCGAGCGCCTTGTGTGTAGCTGGCCCGGCCTACACCGCGTGCTTTACTGTTGCTGGCCAGATACCGTGCGCGTCCAGCATCCGCCATGTCTCTCTCATGGTTAAGTTCCATGATCATTTCTTCTTCAGTCACATTTTGTGACCTCAAGTCTGAGCTTGTCAATTCAGTCTCCATTACGTGTATGTGTGTTGTGTGTTCTCGCACCACCGCCCGCGCCCATTCTCTTGCTTTAGAAAGAATGGTTATAATGTCGTATATACGTATAATACCGTATATGCCTGTTGCACCTACAGAACCCGCATAAATACGTGCGAGGGTGCATATTTTTATTATGGGATTTTGAATCCGTCGTGTATACCAATTTCACCAGAGAGGCCCTTATTGTTTCCCTGTGCCGTGCCACCGTGTGGCGCTGAGTGCCACTAAGCGCACCACCTGTACCACTCGTGCCACTAATATAGTCCTCATGTATGTGTAGAGAAAAGCCCCCGGCACAATATCCCTGTGGATAACGCGCCGGAGGCTCTCTCTTTCACACACATACACCAGAGGTGTTTCGTTAAACCTTCGCCTCTAATAGGTCACGTGCAGCGTCCATCTCGAAGGGGAACAGCTTCACATATCGAAGGGTCATCTTTATATTCTCGTGCCCTAACCATCTCTGTGTCAAGGTTAGGTCCTTAGTAAGGTTGTAAACGCGGCTTCCACATGTGTGCCGTAAAGCGTAAGGGATGAACCCTTTGTCATCCTCTAGGCCCATGCGAACCTTAGCCCAATCCCAAGCGTGCCGGATTATATCGTTAGTGGCCCACCCGAACGGCTCAGAAGTCCCGCTGCACTTAGAGTGCTGCCTGTGAAGCGCAATGTTAGCGCGTACAGTTAGCGGTACCGTGCGAGCTTGGCCGTTCTTTGTTTCGCGAACTGTTAGCCTGCGATCCACTAGGTTTGACATGTGTAAAGCTCGGGCCTCACTAGGGCGCACACCAGTATCCATAAGGAAGGTGAACAGGTCTTCAAAGTCCTCCCCGGGGCGCGAGCGCAGGGTGTTGCAATCGTACTCCTGCTTGAACAGGCGAATAAGCTCCCCGAACTCTTCATCAGTGATCACTCTGTCCCTAGTGTTATCGCCTACTTTAGGCAGATTGAAATGCGGCACGTTCTTGACGGCACCTAGCCTAGAGTAGTGATTGAAGACCTTGGTCAAGGCGCTCGCTTTGTTGCGAATAGTGGCCGGCTTGAGGTCCCTGTCCTTCAGCTTTGTAATCCAAGCGTTCACTCTCGCTGTTGTTATGTCGTTCAAGGGCGTGTTCTCCCCGAAGTGGGCACATATCTCCTCGATCTGATATGACCGGGCCTTATCGTTAGCAGTACCAGACCAGTGTTCCTTGTGGACAACCTCAAAGGCTGTTCTGAGAGGTATACTCCCCGGAGACATTGAGCCTTGTGTGTTACCGCCTGTAAGCTCCCTGTAAGTGGACACGGGGTTACCGGCCATAAGGTCGGCCCGTACCTGAGCCTCGTACGCTCTAGCGCTATGAATGTCACAGTATACAACTTCACGGTGCCTATGCTTAACACCTGAGCGGGTTACCTGTACGGACACTTCAAGTCCGTTACCTCTAGGATTTACTGGCATGATAGTTCAATCTCCGTTAATCTCTGCGTACGTGTTCACAGACCCGCGCTAACAGGCCCCTACCTTTAACACTCAAGGCCCACCGGGTGATCCTCAAGTCCACAGGGTCATCCCTGCGCTCTAGTAGCCCTAAGGACTTCCTAGAGTTCTCTGTCCTTGGCTGGCCCACTCTGCGACCACCTAAGCGCCTGCCCCCTAGGGCCTGCGTTATGCGGGATATTGTAGGCGAGAACATACCAGTGTTATTTGATATGTCGCTCACACTAGGGGGCTCCCCGTGGTTCAGTTCGTGCTGTGCCACGTATAGAAACACTGTGGCGTAACTCACAGGCAAATCGTTCTCTATTGCCCTGAAGGAATTTAACACTAACCGTAACCGACGTATCTCCTCATTATCGCTGCTGTTTTGCATCCCGTTGTTACCTTGTACCTATCAAAGCTATGTGTGTTTTTATATACGTATTAACGCTTATTAACGCACGGTAACATCATAAAAGTTAATTTACAAGGTCGATGCTAATACCCAAAAAACCCCCCGGGGATTGCCCGGAGGGGTAAGTGGAGGTTTAACCAAAAGTGACTTCTTCGCCGTAATTCGGCTTGCGTACGTGCAGAGACCAGTAAGGCTCCGCATATTGTTTATCCTTTGAAAGCGCCTTGTAGCCGCGCATCCCAATGGTAGCTGCCTGCGCTTGTGTGTGCGCGAAGCGTTGCTCTAACAGGTCATCCCCGTCATAGAAACGTACCTCAAAGATAGGCTTAGGGTTCATAGGATCGTACAGGTTATTAGTTCGCATGTTTCTTCTTCCTTTATGAAGTGCTGTGTGCGTGTGTTAAATGTGGATAGTCCACATACCCAAAAAACCCCCCGGGGATTGCCCGGAGGGGTTAATTAGGTCAGACACTAGAGGTAGTCTTGATGTTATCGTTAAGCGCGTGCATCGTGGGCTTTACTTCCTGCGGCTTACGGGTCCGAGCGCTTGAGGGTCGTTTCCTGCGGCGCTTGGCCTGACTTGCAGCAAGTGCAGCTTCACGCGACCGTATGGCCATTGCGTGTGTGCCAATAAACGCTATCACGATAGCCAGTGCCACAAGAACGGCAACACTAGCAGAAACAGCCTTAGGGAGTAGCCTAGGGGCCGCAGGTGGGACCCATGCCCGCCCATATTCCCTAAGTTCCTTGAGGTCGTCCAGAGCTCTCTCTCTGTCCCTTATCAAAGGATCAGCTAGCGCATTGTAGACCATAAGGTCAGAGGTGCGCGTCTCAGGACACCAGCACGCCCTTTCAGGCATTTGCGGGATGTGTGCTAGGGCATGTTCAGCATTAGCCAGCCTGCCAGTAGCGTCCTGAGTTGTCTGAGAGATATACGCTTCATGCGCCTCTAGTTCACTGGCGACTTTCTCGGCTCCGTAGTTCTTTTCGAACTGCCAGAAAGCCCTAGTGTTTCCCGCACCGTCCACCAAGGCGAGCCCTAGTGTTGCCACAAACAACAACGCAGCGGTGGCGTGTTGCTTATGGTGCGCCGCGTGAACTAGAGGCCCAGTAACCGCAGCGGCAGCGAGCGGGACCCCTAGGAAAACACTGGCCAGCCCAAAGGCTAAGAACTTGCTGATTGCCCAGAAGGTAAACAGCCAGCCAATAGCCCCGAAAGCAGCGAATAGCAACGCCACGATCCACAGAATGGACAGCGTGGCGCTATAGGTGTGCGCGTCTATTGTGAGAGGTTTCTTTCTCACAGCAGAACCGCGCTTCCTGCCTTTATTAGACATTGTTTTTACTCTCTTTTTGTGTGTGTGTAAGTGTAGCCTAGTCATCATCAGTACCCATTCGGCTAGTCATGGGTAGACTATGAGAGGACCCTAAGGCCCCCTCACAGTTTCGACTTTTAAATCACTTTGAACGCGTAATATTCACCCATGCAATGCTCACTACCGTCATAGTGTGCGAAGTGGTGGCCATAACCATCTGCATCCGCGTAACCTTGCGCTATGTCTTCAATGTGAGGCAAACACGCTTCCCCTAGGGCCTCATATACATCGGCCTTTTGTAGCGCCTCAATGACCTTCAAAGGAAGCCCAGTGTGACGTGCGAGGAAACTAGCGTTGAAACTACCTAGGATATAAGTATCATTAGACAATTCTTCGGCCAGTATTGACAGAATGTCGCCCTCATGAATGAACCTATAACCGCCCGCCTCAAAGTCTGAGCTGCCACGAGATAGCTGTTCAACTAACCATAGACATTCGTCCAAATCGACTACTAGTTGGAACATCTCCTCAAGCTGTTTAGGTGTTAAGTCCAACTCTCGTATATGCTCTAAGGCTTCCGGATACATCTCAATCAAAAGATTAGTCTGCTTGTACTTGCCAGCCGCAACCAGCTTAGCTGTACCGCGTTCAATTTGTGTTTCAAGATTATTCATAATCTTAAGTCTCTCTTTTAGTGTGTGTAAGTGATAGTTCGGTAAGAACGGCTTACCTTAGCCTAGTCATCATCAGTACCCATTCGGCTAGTCATGGGCAGACTATGAGAGGACCCTAAGGCCCCTCATAGTTTCGACTTTTAACGGAGTGTCAACTCGTACCCATGTTTGCGCGCCATGTATACAGCGACACAATCGACCTGATCAATAGGGAACTCCCCTCCGTTATTGCTGGCATACTCCAACTGACCGTTTATTTCACTGTCAATCAGAGCGCACCAGAACCGCGTTGTGTCAGACTGACCATAATGTTCAATCAGTTGTTGACACTGTATAGCCGCCACTTCTCTTTCACCTTCAGGTGTAAAAGGCAGATCATAGCGAATATGCACCGCGTCATGCCATGCCCGGAACGCCCAGTTGAACTCTGGGCATCCGAATATAGTATTCTCAGAAGCCCCGGACCATACCTTAATGTGGCCCTTGCTTCTTTCGTAATACTCTTTCAACTCAGCGAAGGACTGCGGAGCGTCCTCGCCTGCCGTCCATCCTGTGGCATAAGTGTTTGCCATTGTGAGAACAGCGGCGTTGAAAGTACGGGAAACGCGTGGTTTAGGTTGAAAAATCATAAGATTTATCTCTCTTTGTGTGTGTGTTTGAGTTCGGTAAGAACGGCTTACCTTAGCCTAGTCATCATCAGTACCCATTCGGCTAGTCATGGGTAGACTATGAGAGGCCCTGAGTTCGGTAAGAACGACTTACCTTAAGGCCCCCTCACAGTTTCGACTTCTGGTCCCTTAAAGGCCTTCCTTGTTACACACACTAGGCCCGGGATTGAAGGTTGCTTACGATGTCAAACAGCTGGCGGCTATCTGTCCGCCGATGCCCATAGAGATAGATGAGAGGTCGCACCTTGTCAACCCCTAGTGAACATTGGGGTTCTGAGTGAACAAGCGCTCACAAAATCACAAAACGCATCAAAAATGCGCCTCTCCCCCACATACAGGCACGAAGGAAGGCTTGCGCTTATGCATAGATGCATGGGTTAAGCTATGCATAATTGCGAAAAAGCAATGGGGATAGCGCCACACATAGGATCATACATCCCCCGCCGATCCCCGTCACCATTGGCATTCTAGCGTGACCCGTGGCGCGTCTCGTGGCGTGGCCTGCCTCACAGCCTTGCGGGCCGGGGGCACGGGGGGCGCACGCTGAGCCACGGGGTCTTATATAGGGTCTCAGATTTTTGTACCAAAATCCAAAGTCCACCTAAAGTCCACCTAAAGTCCACTTAAAGACACCCTTTGAGTACATAGAAGGTCGCACACAAGTTTATATTAAAGGCACCCTTTAACGGTGACCATAAGTCAACCTTATGTTAAACCTAGTGTATAACATGGAGTTAAACACTATGTGATAATTACCCTATGGTAACGATACCATAGAAATAAAAACCTAGGTAATCACTTAGGATAACACTTAGAGTTAACTCTAAGTTATACTTAAAGATGACTTAAAGTTACCCCCCTTACCCCCCATAGAATAATTCTAAGGTGATAAGGGTAGTGGTATACGAGGTCTTATAACCCTAAGTTACTTAGGGAGTGTCAAGATTATCACTTAGTGTTATGAACTTATGGCAGCTCATTAGTGGCGATACACAATTACGTTAGACCAAGGATGTTAATTCCTTTAACGTGGGGTCTTAAATACCCTAGGTATATCAAGGGTATCTAAGGTGGTCATACAGGTCTACTATTGTTACTGTTATCATTGGTCTTCCCCCTTATGGTCATTCCCCCTAGGGACCTTTTCATGGGGTTGTTACCTTTAGACTTAAAGGAACTATTAGTCCTAGGGTCTATCCCTGTGAACACTTGGTCCTTAAGGTGTTGCTTGATCTCTTTCATGAGGTCTTTTTCCTTGGCCTTCTCAGCGGCGGACTTGGCGTCTTGAGCCATAGCGTCTACCCAGTACCCTACAGCTTCTGCCACAGCGTCAAGGCGGTCATCGTGAGCTAGTGCCCCTTTGTCTTTTGTTATGCGAGTCATTTGGTAGAACAAGCGGTACTTTAGGCTCTTATCGGGTGTCCCGTAGCTTTTCACTAGATCGTCGTCCAAGCGTATAGCATTCTCGCATACCACCAGACGGTGTTGTGTCATTATGGGCTCTAGGGTATCTATGATCCTCTTTTCCTTCTGTACGGTGCTCCTAACGCTTTCTACGGCGCACATGTGCCCTACAGCTCTCAGGTGGGGTATGAGTAGCTTGGCGAACATGCCCTGTCCGAAGTTCTCTTCTACAAGGATAAGGTTGACCCCTTGGTTCTTAGCGTCAGTAGCTATTTCCCTAAGGATAGTATCTTCGTAACCTCCTTGTTTACCCTTACAGAGTGTCAGGAAGACTGTAGCGTTGAGCATCTTAGTGACAGCCCAAGCAGTTTCGTCTTTACCTCTGCCTGAAGGGTCAATGGCCATTACTGACCCTGTGTACGGTAGGAAGGTACTGTCCACGTATGGGGGCCTAAAGAAGGCATCTCCGTCTAACCCGGGGGTAAACAGGTCGCTATACTTGAGGTTACCCTTAGGTCCCCATGCGAAACTGGAGGGGGCTCTAGCTCGATCTAGAGGATAGACTATGAGGTCTTTCAGTTTGAGCGGGTATCTCTCAGCGTCACTCAGGGACGTATCTAGGAGGAACTGTAGAGCGTACCCTGCTGAACCGTAGGACAGCTTACGTTCTGCAAGGTCAATATCGGTGAAGCGTTTAGGGTCAAGGGAAGTCTTTAAGCCGTGCCTAGGTATAGCCACGTCCAGCACGAAAGGGGCCAGCTTGTAGCCCATTCTTTCGATGTACTTATCGTTAGGTATCTCAGAGGGCCATATGCGTATCTCGTAGCCTCTTTCCCCTAGTCTATTGTAGAGGGACTGCTCGGTCTGTGGGGTCCCCAGATAGATCACATGTCCAGCAGGTTTAAGCACAGCGTCGAACTCTTTGACGCTTTCGGATAGTTTGTCTCTTTGGTCCTGTGTAGCAGAGTTACCGGGGACCTCAACGTCATCGGCAATGATTACATCAGCACGAGAGCCTGAGAGTTGCCCTGTGATACCTACAGATTTAACTGAGGGTGAGTGCTTAGCTTTGGCTGGGCCTACGTCGAAGGCTACGTTACTGTCCCGTTGCCCGGTCTTAGCTTGCAAGTGCTGAAGGATGCCCATCTCAGAGATAAGGCGCTTGGTAAACGTAGAGAAGTCATCAGCGCGTATCTTAGAGGCCGATACTACCATGATACACAAATCAGGGTCTCTCAATAGGAGCCAGCACACGAAGGCAGAGGTAACGTAGGATTTACCTACACCTCGGAAGCCCATGATGATCCTACGCTTCACTCCGTGTTGCAGGTAATCAGCGATGTCTAGTTGGATAGGGGTAGGCTCAGGGAGGCCCAAGTGTTCCCAAGTTAGCCTTAGGAATACCTTGAAGTCAGTGTATATAGGCCAGATGTCCGGATGGGCAGGATACGCTTGTTCCCACCATGGGTCTACACTGGGTAGGTGGCCTTCAGGGTGCAACAATGCAGTGTCAGTTACAGATGTAACGGGCATATGTCTCATAACTTTCTATAATTGTGTAATGTCCACGCTAAGGCCCCTAGGAGGCCCGTGGAGAGCCTTTAGGAAATTCTAGGTACAATGTGTTACCTTTGGCCCTAAAGGCTCTCTGTGAGCTTCCTAGGAGGTTTCTAGCTCTTCTATGACCTTGAGGCCATTAGTAGCGGCCAGATAGTCAACGTGGGGTCTGCCGAAGAGTATCGCATCGTCGACCATAGGGTCTGCGCTACTGATAATCATGGCTCTCAGTTGCTCGATTTGTGCAGGGTCAACACCACCATCAGCACTGGCGAGTTGTGCCATATACCCATTGTAGACTGCTAGGTCTCTGTCTAGGTCATACACTTGCTTGATGATAGCTTCGCGCTCTCTCACCGCTTGTCTGTAAGCGTTCGCAGGTGCTCGTATAGCTGTAAGTTCGTCATAGTAAGCCACAATGTCGGCCTGATATGTCTCACTTTCAGGGTCTACAGGGTACACCAGCTCGGCCTCTTGAGTAGCGGCCAACTCCATCTGCTCTTCTGTTAGTGGCTCAGGGGCCTCAGGGATGTCCGGAGGTGTCTCAGGTTGCCCTGTGACTAGCCAGTAGAAGTATCTGTGGGCAGCCGCGTGCAGGCCCATATGGGTAGGCTCTCCTGTCCCTGAGGGGCTCATGGGGATGCTGAAGCCTGATGAATAGCCCAAGGCTCCTGCGAGTTGGTTTATGGGCTCTAGGGCGGCTACGGGTGCTATGAGCACCATAGACCTGATATTGTAAGTGCTCATTAGAGTGTCACTCCTGATAGTTTAGCTAGGTATTTCTCGGACTTACTCAGTTCGTCGTCTGTGAGCGGAGTGACGCCCCAAGCGCCGCCGTAGAAACGTCCGTCTAGGCCGTTTGCCCAATTGTCATTTTTGTTGCTGAACAGAACTAGCCCTTTAGTTTCTGCGCTGGCATCGTAGATCGTAACAGTTCCTATTTCGCTATTACCGTTATGCCTAGCCGATAGGCTGGTAGCTGTCGCTTGTTCAACTGTTACAATATGCGGAACATTGCCAGCGCTTGCGGTGACGTCTACGTAAGCTGAACCATTCCACCAAGTATGATCGTCTCCGTTATAATACAGGCCAGCCGTTCCACCACCATTGCCAGTCGCAAACGTGAAATCGCCGTTAGTGTCAACTTGCCACCCCCCAACGTGCCACCATTGTTCCCCAAGGTTCAACGTAGGGCTAACCTGCATCCAATCATCAGCACCGTCCGTGTCCAGATAGTATGAACGCGGGGTGGTTGAGGGGAGTTCTTGAACAGAGACGTTGTCGATGGAGCCCGTGAACGTACTCGTTAAGAAGTTTACCGGCGTGCCGTTTGCCCGCAATATTTCAGACTTCCATCCTGTACTGTTGTAAGAAGCGCCCGAAACCCCGCCAATATTAGGTGTAACAGTCCCGCTAGTATAGGCCGATATGTAGAACTGTATTCTATACCACTTATTAGCTGTTGCAACTCCGGCCTGTTGTAGTGTGCCTGTCGCAGAGGACGCGCTCGCCACCCCACTCCCTATGCTCCACCCGGTGCCCTTCGTCCAATCGGAGTCAGTGTCGAACGTGCCGTTGGTTACGAGGTTGGGGTAGAGGACTTGTTTGACGGAGACGTTATCGTAAACAGTTGTGCCGTCTGATACACCATCACCGAAACCCCACAACTGCACGTAGGACGTAGTTGAGGTAGCTTGGAATATAGCAGTAACAGTCCCCGTGTCCGAATTTGTAAAGTTCGCTAAGTCTCTTGCGCTACTCGGTGTGGTAGCGACGCCCCATGCGCTAGGTGCATCTTGACTGATTTTGGTTATAGTTACTTCATACCGCTCACCTACAACTGTTGTAAAGGCTTGATACGCTAGTCCAGTTGTATCCGGCGCTGTGCAAGTAACATGGAGTTCTACTGAAACACTCGACAAAGTAGCACCAGAGGCTGATGTCCACCCTGTAGTGTCACTATTAAAAGTCCCATTCGTAACCAACTCCGGCCCACGCTCGTCAAACGCGGTGAGGACCTTGCGGACGGAGACGCTCCGTATCCGTACATCTGTCACGCTGCCGCTCAAACGCCGAAAAATCTGTAATGTGCTTGTATTAGGCTGAAAAGTAAATTTGTGTATGCCCGACGTAGTAATTACGCCGATAGAACTGTCCGTCCCGGAATACTGAATTTTTATTCCTGCCTCGTCGCTAGGGTTTACTGTAACATCAATCTCTAGTTCGTAATAATCGCCGTTTGCTGCAAAAGCGCTTGTCTGTTCGAACCTCAATGCCGAAGTACCGTCGCCAACTATGTCCACACCCTCGCCGGAAACGAGTGTTATTGTGTTGTTCGAGTCAGTACTGTATTGATTCCAGCCATCTAGGTTTGTTGCAGAATAGAATTGACCATTCGTAACCAGCTCATCCCCACGCTGACCATTATCCGTAAGAGGCCCCCAAGTCGTATCGGGGTCGTCCATCAAGGTAGGACGCGCAGCATCACTGGGGGCTATCGCATGGTAACCGGGGATTTCTTTGATGGAGACGTTGTCGATGGTGCCATTTGTGGCCACTTGACCCTGAAATGCAAGCCGATCATTTGTGGCCGATGCTTGCAAAATGAAAGTATAACTGCCGCTAGTCGTAATTGTTTCAACTGTATTCCCCGTAAAGAACACAACAAACGTTCCTGCGCTTAGTGTCACATCAAACGTAACTTTGTACCAACTTAAATCTGTAAGTCCGCTTGAAATGTCTTGATAAAGCGCGTTCTGTGTTCCGGGCACCTTTACCGCAACGCCTCCACTAATCGCCCAGTCCGCACCCTTGGTCCAATCATTGTCAGTATCAAACCCGCCATTAGTCACCAACTCAGGCTGCCCATCAATAAACTGCTGCATAGTCCCAGAAACACCCGAGCTGTCCAGCATCATGCCCACAGGATCGCCAACCACAGGTGAACCGCCGCTCCCGTCCGTGCCTACGCGAAGGGAAGTCAAGTCTTGCGGGTTGTAGAACACGGACGGATTGTAGAGCCTAGCGCCTTTAACGATGGCGGCCACTGAGGCCCCCATTCGCGACGCTAAGCTAATCAATAACATGTGCATTATGCCAGCCCTATGATCCCCGTAGCTGTAGTGCCGGTCGCTAGGACCTTCTCAGCAGCAACTGCGTATTGAACCCCGGGGACTAGGCCGGGCATAGTTCCAGTAGTGCCACGAGTAGTCTCGATAGCCACGTCACCCTCTGTAGTTACCATGATGAACTGCGTCTGAGGGATTTTGTTAGTGTCGTTAGGTGTAATCGCAAAGATATTATCAGGTTTAGGTAAACTCATTTTCGTATTTTCCTTCGGTAGTGTTAGTTAAGGTAAGAAGAGGCGTCATCTTCGCCTGATTGAAACCTGCGGACTTGCTCCGCTAGGCTGTTCAGCGCACTGTGGTCCGCATCTTTCGCGGCCTCTATGCGATTATCCTTCAAGAACTTAATGGCCTGCGCTAAGGTTTGCGGAGTGATCTCCGTAGAACTCTCTTTGAGTTGCTCTGTTAGGACCTTAGCGACTTGGCTATGGAGCAGCTCCAGTGCGTCCATTGTAGCCGATTTACTCATTTAGTGTTATCCTTGTGTTTATGTTTACTTGTCCTTGCGTAGCTTCTTTATGCTCTCTAAGAGTTGGAACAGGTCTTTGTGCTGGAGAGCGGCCAGAGTTGAAGGCCCAGTGATCGTCCCGAGTACGGCTAAGAGATAGTCGAAGTGGGCAATGGCTGGCGTGTTAGACGCGGCCAATCCTAGTACAGTCCCAAATATAACTGCACTAAAGAAGTAACCGTGGTTCTTTCTCCAAGAAGCTGATACAAATAGAACACTCATGGCCAGCAATAGGCTAATAGTTGCATACTCAATAGACGCTTCTGTTAATTGCGTAATCTTATCGAGTATTGAGTTAGTCGTCTTCATTGTTTACCCCCAGCCGCGCTTTAGCGACCCAATACCAAACTGCGAGGGAACCGCCGATGTTGAACGTGTGAATGCAGAACCAGAGTACGCTGTCTCGGACCCCCACCGCCAAAACATCACCAGTTATTAAATATTCTAGGTGCATAAGTGAAAGCATTGCACTGCTGCCGCTTATAAGCATCGCGCCTATGTACAGACCGAACCAGCCCAAGCGATTGTTTACAGCTTTACTCGGATCACCACAAAGAACATGGACACTCTCTGCTATCATGTTCTTTAAATCTACAAGGGTGAAAGAGTGCCAATGCTGCAAGCTTAACAATGCCAAGTAAGAGACGTAAGAACATAGAGCGTACGCTAGAACAATGAACATGTTAAAGGTATACAGGAAGAAATGTTCAGCCATCAGTCTTCTGCCTGTTCTTCTAAGGATTTAATGTCCTCTAGCGCTTTACATATAGCCTCTGCGTGGACGAAGGCGGCGAACCCTTTGTCTGGTATTGACGACACGATGACCCCAAGGAAGTCGCCGTTATCGAGGGACCACACGCCACCGCCAGAGTACCCCGGGCGAACTCCGGGTGCCTTAGCGTATGCGCTGTGGCTCACTATGTTTTCCAGAAAAGGTCTACCAGTTTTCACTTGGATATGCGGCGCATCAGTGATCGAGACTACGCCTACAGCCTCTTCGTACCTGCGTCCGTTTAGTCCACTTAAAAGACTAGAGCGCGTCCGGGCAGGGTAGCCCTTGAACACTACCTTCTCGCCCTTGTACGGTAGTCTACAAGTAGGCAAAGAGTAATCGCCCGGGTTCAGTATGTGTAGGTCTAGGTTCTTTACATCGTACCCTATGTTATCTAAAGCACACTTATAAGTAACGTGCCGGGCCGTTATTTGAACTCCGCTTACACTGACGCGGCTTCCTAGATTGTACCCATTAAGTTTAGCGTGGGCGCACTCGTATTTATCGACGTAATCACCGGCCTCACTCTTGTTTGTAACCGCAAGAGCGGGCGCAGGCGAGCACGTAGCGACGGCCATGCAGGCCGCTGCTATTAGTCTTTTCATGGTATTGTTCCTTGGGAGGTAAGTATTGTTTTATTTTTATCTAGCGTGAGCAACGCCCACGAAGGTTCTGTCCTTAAGGGTCCAAAAGGTCCCAGTAGTTGTTGACAGTTTGTATTGCAGCTTGTACGTGCGAGTACCTGTAGCGGCCCCTACATCTGTAACAACAAAGGCATCTGTGCCTGCAATTTGGTCTGGTATTGTTACTGTCTCCAGCCCTGTGCTGCCCCCGGAGACGTTAATCAAAGCAGGGGCGGCTAGGCTGTTCACCTCTATTTGGCCAGTTATGTCTACACCGTCGCGCAACACACGCGCATACAGAGTAGCCCCAGAGGACGCCGTGGTGCTGCTGCCCACAGAGGACGCAGAGGCATCCAGCTTAACCAGAGAGGCGTTAGCCGGTATGTCCAAAGTGAACTGAGCAACGTCCTGCCACGAGGTCGTTAAAGCTACCGCGCTTGTGGCTGAGTCTGACCCTGCTTTTGTTAATCCGCCTATTTCTATTTTATCGCCTGTAAGTGTCCCGGTGATCACCACGTCACCATCCAGTGTAATCTCACTGGCGGTAAGGTTTATGGCTGAGCCGTTCCACACGCCATCACCTTCCCCTGCGTACGCCTCAAAGCTCGCTGAGTTGTTAGTAGTGTTCACTGAAAGGAACAGGCGAGCCTGAGAGGAACTCCCAGTAGCCAGCGCATCCTTGAGGATGTTCACTGCGGCCTCGTTATAGGCACTGCCGTCGTCGTCAATCCATGGAATGTCTGCATGGTTCTCACCAGTAAACATGTGGACTAACTGTAGCCTGTACAGCCAGTTGTTTGAAGTCCCTGATGTACTGGTAACTTGTAGTTCGAAGGAATACTTCTGTGTAGATGGAGGGGACCAGCTACTTGTTATGACTTGAGTGGCCCCTGTAGGTGTAAACGTACCTACTGTGTACACCCCTCCGTTATCGTTACCGCGTGCGTACAGGGTGCAAGCACTGGCGTTTACGTCTATGGCCAAGTGCATCTTGAGCGCGTAGTCTTTACCAGAGTCGAGTAGAACCCCTATCCTGTCGCTCGTATCGAAGAAGGTGACCCCTGATAGCTCAGGGGTAAAAGCTACACGCCCGTCTGCGGCACTCGTAGTGAACTTGAAGGCATCTGTAGAGGTCCATGGGCTCTGCTGGCCGGTGTCTACAAGTGTAGCGTTGTACGTTCGAACGAACTTACTATCGGACACCCAGTCCGACTCTTCCAGTACACGGTAAGGCCCGGGTATCAGGTTGTTCCGGGGCATCTCGTTGCGGAACTGAGCCTCTAGTGAGTCGAGCGCAGAGGACCTTGCAGTAGTCTCGTTAGCAATGAGAATAGCGTTGTTATCCGCCGTAGATTGTGCAGTGTTTACCGAGACGGTCAGTGAGTTTACGTCTGAAATCCGTGCGGTTTCTTCGGTAGCTACAAGGCTCAGGGCGCTAGTAGCGTCTGCCTGTGCGCTGTTCACGGCTGTAGTTAGCGTGTTGACGTCATCAATCCTTGCGGTTTCTTCTGTAGCTATTAACTGTAGAGCGCTAGTAGCGTCTGCCTGTGCCGCTTGAGTTGCAACAGTAACGGCACTAATGTCTGAAGCTCTAGCCGCCTGTTCAGTAGCTATCGCAGTGTTAAGGCTTGTTATAGAGGCCTTAGTGGGCAGCCCCGTGGAAGGGTCCTCTACGATAGCCTGCAGAGCTGTGAGGCTTGATGCCTCTGCTTTGCTGTTCTCTAGGTCAACCGCTGTGGTCTCTAGTGTGCCCATACGGGCCGTTAAGCCGGTCACAGGTGTATCCACGGTAGTCTCTAGTGTATCTAAGCGCTGCCCTTGTGCGAGGTCCTCGGCAGTAAGGTTAAACACATCGTCAGCCCTAGCTGCGGCCTCTGCGGATACCGCTTGAGCCCTAGCGACCTCTTCGTCTGCAATCCTCTGTAGAAGCTCAGTGTACGCTTGGCTCGTGTATTGGTTCTGCTCTAGTTGCGAGTTCACCCATTGCACTGTGAGGTAGCCGCTATCGGGATTAGTAACAGGGACTGTGCCTGTCAGGACCCCGTCATATATCTCGTCTATCATCTCTTGTACGATGTAGAAGTTCTGTAGGTCACCAGCATTCAGATCACCTGCGAGTAGCGTCTGACCGTCCGAGTAATCTGTTATCCTTGTGGCTCTATCGGTGAGCCTTTGGACCTTCACGGTCTGATCAGGGTCCGGGGCAGTGGTGAGTTCTACCCGTGTTGCGGATACCCACGAGAAGCTACGCAGCTCTCCGTCTACAAACACAAAGACATGGTTCTTACTCAGGTATCCGAAAGTTAAGTCGTATTGCGTTGTTACACCGTCAGAAGTGTACTCAACAAAAGATAAGGCCATTACTGGTGTCCTGTCCGTATTTATTATATTGTATGTAAAAGGTATGAGGAGAAGACACTAGGCCCTCTCCCCCTTGCCTTATTACTGGACAGAGGGGAGAGGTTAGCTATTAGTCTTCTTCTTCAGGGAGGTACTGCGCTACTTCATCTGTGAGCGCTTGGACCATCAGGTGGTTACCTAACGGGAACAGCCTCACAAAGTCGTGCAGGTCTTCCTGAGTCACACCATCTGTAAGTTTTGATGGTGTTGTTAGTACTTTATTTATGAAGTCCGACGTAGGGTTAGAGGCTAGAGGGTTAGCCCCTAGTGTCGCTAGGTCAGTGTTACGTGCCTGAGAGAACACAGGGTCCTGCCCCAGAGCCGCCGCAGACACGTCTACCAGTGTAGGAATGTGCGCAGCGTGCGGAGTGTAGTAGATAGCCTTAGCGGCCACCTTGCGCGGCTCTAACTGCTTATCCATGAACTCTTTGCGCTCTTTCTCATCCTTTATGGTAGCGGCTTGCATGTATATCTTAGAGTACACACCCAGAGTAGAGAAACCGGCAGCGGCCAGTAGCCCCACGGCGGCTGTAGGGTCCCTGTAAGCCAGAGAGTTGCCTGTATGCTTTAACAGTGCGCCTTGAGGGAACTGAAGGAACTGTAAGAAAGCTCCCCAGTACGGCCTCTCGGACGCTGCTAGGATCGAATGCCCTACACCTACGTCCATATTCAGCCGCCGTGTTTTACGGTCAATAGCCGCTACGAACGCCTCGAAGGCCTGAGGGTCGGCCCAGTTCCTGTCGAAGTCGGGGAGTTTACGCCCCGTGTCCGGGCTAACTGTAGTACCCATATTTTTCAGGTTCTCTGAAATACGTGACCACATGTCCTCGTCGATACCCAAGTCTCTCATACGCTTAACGCTGAACGGCATCTTGCCTTTCATGGCAGACCTGTAGAACTTCTTAGCGAGGTTCGTAGCAATGGCGAGCCTTAAGGTTTCCGTTATAGGAGCCATGCCGGACAGGCGAGCTGTAAGGTTTGCAGCTTTGCGAGAGGACGTATCCAGTGCGCGCCATATAGGCCCACTCTCATCGAGAGAGTAGTTATCCACTACGCCTCTCTCTGATACGCTAGAAGCTAACCTAGAGCGCACCTGAGATGTCCCGTGGCCCATCATATCGTCAGCCATTGCCACCCAGCTATCGGCCTCTTCGTAGTTGCCGTCTCTGAGCGCCTTGCGGAACTTCCTGAGGCCCATGACAGTATCTGCCCACCGCACAGGCCCTGCGGTAGTAGCCGCTAAGCCTATCTCCCCAAACATGGAGAACGCTACGTTATTCAACAAGCGAGCCATATTTAAACGCTTCATGATAACTGCCAGTGAGTTCGCAGTCTGCTGAGTAGTGTTAGCCTCTAGGGTTTCACCCATCACAGCCTTCTTTACACGCTCCAGTTTATCCGCAGCATCTGCTATGGCCTTCTGGTTCGCCGGGTCCTTTCGGGCATCCCTGCGTATCCGCTCTATCCGAGAGTCGAACTTCTTAACATCATTAATGCCTACAGCGTTGAACCCTACATGCCCAGCTATATTCCTGCGAGACGTAGCGAACGCCTTAGAAGCGTTCCAGTCAAACATGTTCAATATAGTAGAGTGCTTGTTATAGTCCAAGTCCAGCTTCAACTTAGTCTTAGCGAAGTTCGGAAGGTCTGCCTCTTTAACAGGCGCTAGGAGTTCAAGTAGAAACTCCATGGCATCTTCGGCATCTTTACCTAGGACACCTTCCATCTCCCTGCGTACGATAGCTTTAGCTTCCATCTGAGAGGCTTTACTGTGAGGCCTGTACGGGCTCCCACTGCCTTCAGCATCGTTCATCAAGGTTTCTAGTGTCCTGATGTATTTACCTGCAACACTTCGTACTAACTCGTACGGGTCTTTGCCGCGTTTCCTAGCGAGTTCGTCAAAGTAGTCCCGGTTGACCGGGTGGCTGTGGATAGCGTCTGCCAGCTCGTTCTTGATCTTGACCTTACCGTTAGGCAGTAACATGGCCTGATCGAAGCCTTCCTTGTTGAAGGAACGCTTAGCGTAGGTCTCGTCTACAGGTATCCCCTCCATGCCCTTTACGCCCGTGTAGGGGCCTTGTTCTTTGAGCAGGGTAGGTGATATAGACTTAATAGACAGAGAGCCTTCAGGGGCCTTCTTATCGAGCCCTGTGAGCTTCATCTGGTTCTTAGAGTAGAACCGCTGCAACGTAGCTTCCATATCGGTTACGTTGTTACGGACGAAGGCAAAGATACTCTTCTCACCGCGTGACGTAGCGTAGGACGCATGGACCGCTTGGTAATCATCAGGGTTACGGTTAGCCATTAGCTTGCGCTGCTGCCTAGCGTGACCATTAGTCAGCCCTGTGAACATTAGGACAGGGTGCTCCCCTTGGGCTAGAAGTGCCTGCACTTGCTGGTTTACAGCCTCGAACGCCTTAACGCCGTCCTTAGCCCTACCTTCAAGTATAGCCATTTCAGTCTCAGGGTCCTTAGCGTTTGACATAAAGTCCCACTCTGCCTCGAATACACCGTCGTCGTACGGAGCGAGACGGAACACTATTCCATCATCAGTATCCGGAAGGTCGATCTCCCAGACCTCTCTGCCCTCGTCGTCGAACCCTGAGTACCTGCTGTTCTCTTCCAGCCAGCCCTCAGTGCGCATAGCACGCAGGTCGTCCTTGATTTTATCAGAGAACTTAGCGGCACCTTCAGGCGTGAATATCTCGTCCTCAGGTACATCCAGACCAGCCCATGGTGGGTTGTTACGCCGCCATGTCTTAGACTTACCTAGTCGCACCTCTGCGGACCTAGCCTCTACCTCGCCTTGGGCTCTCAGGTATTCCCTTACACCCTGCACGGCTTTTAGGTTAGTCCCGCTTTGCCTTCCCTGAGTTTCCTGCACAGCGTGCTGTAGCTCGTGGAATAGCGCAGCTAGTTTCTTACCTTCGGGCAGGTTAGTGTCTATCTCGATCCTTGCAGGTTTACCGTCGAAAGCGGGGAAGTAACTACCTTCAGAACCGGACAACATGACTTCAGACACGAGCACATCGTGAAGCTCCGGGTAATCTTGAAGTAACTGCTGGTCTATCTCTAGGTTGTAAGGATAAGGCTTATACTCAGTGCTTGTAGTGTTCTCTGTTATCCACTCGCCAGAGGGTGACTTGCCCCAGAGAGTTTTCTTCCATATGACGTCCCTATCGACGCCTTTGGCTTCCATCTCTTTAGCTTTACTCAGTGCGTCTAGGTCTACCCCTTCGCTAGTTTCGTTCACGAATAGCCCGGCGCGTGGGTATCTAGCTTTCCAGCGTGCTAGCTGTGCTCTTCTTGAAGCACGTATAGAGCCTCTCCTGCCCGCCGCGCCTGCCGTGGCCATAAGTACAGCCCCTAGAACACCTGCGGCGTACCGTTGGTCGTCATCAGTGAACAGAGAGGCAATAGCGCCAGCGCTGCCACCCGCAGCTCCGCCTACCAGCCCACCCACAAGAGCGCCCTCTGCGGTGCCTTTGTTCAGCTCTTTAGAACTGGCCTCACCCGAAGGCGCGGCCCGGTCGAACTCTTCTGTTTGCTGGAGCCACTCTAGGGCGCTGTCTGCCCCATCGTTAAGCCCAGTGTTGCTAGTAGTAGACTTGGCTGATAGGTTTCGGCTATCAGTAAGTTCCGGATCAAATTTAGCGTACACGGAGCGTACGTTAGCAGGGTCGAAGATAACAAGCTGCGTGCTCATATTGTCTTCGAATTGGATCAGACCCGCGTAACCTTCCTCGGCCATCTTCTCATTAGCAATCCGGTCAAAGGCAGTGCTGAAGATCGCATCTTCGCGCATAAAGTCGTTCGCCTCTAGGGCTTCCTGATTGGCCCGGCTCTCGATTTCATCAGCGTGTTTAGCGATAATCTCACTACGCTTACCAATCGGCGCTAGTTTCCCCCGCACGTAAAGCGGAATAACTTGCGCCGCATCGGCAGCGTTCGTATAGGCACCAGCTTCGGCCGGGTCGTTTGTGAGATATATCCCCGGGCCGCTTACACCTCTCTCTGAAGCCTGAAACTCATCGAATGTCTTCGATGTCCCGTGGTAAAACACTCTCTCAGTATCGAAGCCCATTTCCTTAGCCCGCTGCGTGCGAGCCTCAGTTTCCATGTCGAGTTTCTCTGAGGGAGGGTTAGAAGGCCTAGGCCCGCCTCTGCCCTCAGAACGGAAGGACTTGCGCCCGAAGTACCGGTTAGCCGTCTTAACGTCGTCCACCTTATTACCTTCGATGCTTCCATCCAATAGGCTATCGCTTTCAACTTTAGGTGGCGCACCCTCAGCCTGCGGAGCGTCTGGCTCGAATAGACCCGATGGTGGGTCCTGAGGGTCCACAGGGGTAGTCCCTACAGGCTTTTCCGGCTCAACGCGGGGCTTCCACTCGCCGTCCCTGCCGGAACCCATAACGTAGTCCCTGTTCTGTAGCAGAAAGAGGTTCTCCTTACTGCCCTCACGGAACGCTTGAACAGCTTCAAGAATGTCCGGGTCGTTTAGGATTTCTTCGGGTAGACCCTTGACGCGGGTAACGACCATATGGACGTACCTGTCGAACTCTTCTTGCCTAGCAGGGCTTACCCCGCCAAACATTGAAGTTTTACCCCGGGCTCTCCAGTAGTTCTTCCCGGCGTCCTGCATTCTCCGCAGGTACACGCCGCCCGCCTCGTGGACCCTGTGGGCCTTCTCAGCCGCGGTTTGCCGCTGAAGGTTAGGCTTAGTAGGGTCTTCCATTACAAGCGCACCTAAGCCTCTGAGTTCCTCTACGGGCGCTCGGCCTACGGAACGCACAGGTGCGCCGAAGGACGGCAAGGTGTTCTGCTCGGGTATACCCTCTTCAGGATCGAGGACGTTCCAGATTACGTCATCTTCCTCCAGATCAGCATCGAGAAGGGAGTTGCCTTCCTCGTCCACTAGGGACCTAAATACTGGCTTGCGTTGTTTAGCGCCAGCAGTACCCGGCTCTGAGCCTTCCTCTTTATCCGCTATGGCCTCTAAGGTACTCTGCCGTGCATCTTTTAGTGCCTTCCGTTGGGCCTTAGCTTGCTTGTACGTCAGTGCCTCACCTACGCCTGAGAACACTCCTGTGAGAGCCGCAGAGCCTACCGTGGCCAGTATAGCGTCCTGATAGGTAGACATAGGATCGAGAGCAGCGTTGGCGAACTCTATGGACCCGTCCGCAATACCCGCAGCGGCCATGTTCTTGAGCACGCGCCCGGCAGAACTTGCAGTCTTGACGCCATTGAACGCTGAACCTACCACACCGCCAGTCAGCAGGAAGGTAGGGTCCATCATTGCTACACCCATCTGAGCCCCAAAGCCCCCGATGCCCGTGTAGTTAGCGGCCACGTAAGCCTCGTTCTCCCGGCGAGAGCCTAGCACCTCTGCGCGTATCTCAAGGTCCTCTTCTGACCTTGCGAAGGCTAGTTGCGTGTAGTCGTCGGGCAGTAAGTTGTGCTTCTGCGCTGCCGCTTTCATCTGCGTTTCACTAGGTGACCATGTGGTATGTCTCCAGTCAGGGTCACCTATAGGGCTCCCGTACTTCTCCATGTACGCTGCGCCTAACTCACGGTTGTACGAGAACACAAAAGAGTTACGAGATAGAGCATCAAACTCACGGGCCGTAGCGAGCGCCATAATGCCGGGCCTTGCGCCCAGTTCGGTGAACCGCCGCGTGAACTTGAACGCTCCCATGTTAGGGTTGCTAGGCTTCTCGTTGGTTTCTTCTTCTTCAGGTTGATCGAAGATAGCCCCGAGAGGGTCCTCCTGTGGAGCTGAGTAATTCAAAGGCGCGGCTTGATCCGCTTTATTGGCCAGCTCTAGCAACTCGGCACTAGATAGCACCTTGTTCTTAGTCCCTTCAGCGGGTACTGCCATTACGTTAGTTCCTTTAGTCTGTTAGTATTTCACTAAGTTCTTGATCTTTCTGCCTGCGCTTTGACAGGTTTCGGCCTTTATTAGCGGCCTTTGCAGCAGCGCGATTTTCGGCTTCGATCTCTTCCTGTTCAGCTACGAGCTGCTGGTTTATTCGGTTAGCTCCGTACAGTGCTTGGAAGCCTGCCGCTCGAAGCTGGAAGCTCTCGTCCTGATCTACAAAGGTAAGAACGTAAGCGTCTCTTTGAACGCCCGGCAGTTTGGACACTTGGACATTCCCCGGCTTGAGTAGCCGCTTTGTGCTATCCCCGCCGCTCTCTTCTATGGCCTTGGCCTGTGTAGTGATCCACGTATCCAATGCCTTAGCTGTAGTCTCACGGTCCATGTAAGTCTCACCGGCCACCTCAGGCAGCTCTACAAGACTGCCACGGACAGGCACGAAGCGTGCCTCTACAAAGTCCTCCACTGCTGCGTCTACCTCGTCTGGCTGTAAGCCTGTAAGAGTATGCATCAGTTCCGCTTGGACTTCCGGGCGGTCTAAGAACTCACCGAACTGCCCCGCACTGAACGAAGCTCGGCCTTTGCCCGCAAGGTTCTTCGGGGTGTACTGTTGATTAAAGTTGCGAACTGTACGGTTAAACCCGTCAATGTTCTTTTTGGTTATCGGGTTGCTCTTGATTTCAGCAGCGTACCGGATCAGCTCATTAGCGCTCATTCCGGGCCTAGTGCTACTAAGAGCTACCGCAGTGTTCCATACTGCACTGCCTTCACCTATGATGTCCTTACGGAGCGCAGGGTCTGCACCTACAAGAATACCCAATAGGTTCTCTGCTTCCTCATCGGGTAGGTCCTCTAGCCCCTTCAGGTGGTCCGGGTGGAAGTTCCGCGCTACATCGTCAAAGGCGGCAGTTACGAACCCCGGCACCTTGACGCCTGCGTTCCCTGCGTTGCTCAGGGCGGTTAGGGCTGCCGCAGGTTCCGTGTTAGCTACACCTTCACTAAACACGAAGTCGCGCATCATGTTCACTACGGAGCGCTTTACTTGTGATGCCGTCACGGACACCTTGCGGTCGTTACCGTTCCCATCCACGAACGATTTACTTAGCTCGGGTAGCATATCAGAGTCACCGTTCAGCACAGCCACGGCAGCGGTAGTTTTGAACTCCTGCTCCGCAGCTTGTATGTTAGCATTCAGCGCCGCTCTTTCTGCCTTCTCTCGTTCCCGGCGGTCCCGCGCCCTGATCTGGTTTTGCAGGCTATTCTGCTGCTCAGGGGATAGGACCTCGTAGGTAGGGTGGCTTTTGAGTTGCTCTACGGTTAGACCTTGAGCTATCATTGCCCCTATCTCGGGGAGTTCCTTCATTAAGCGCTCAGTGCGTGCCTTATCCCTAGTGGCTCTTGCAGTGTTTAAGAGCATGGCTACACGTCCGGCCTCTTTGGACTTAGCAAGCGGCGGGGCGTCGCCTCTACTAGCGCTCGCTAGGGCTTCGGCTAACTCTACATTACCAGAGCGAGACAAGCTCTCTAGGGCTGTCATTTGTATACTGGTTAGTTGCTTCCCTGTAAGGTCGCTGTACGCCTCCATGCTCTTAAGGGTAGCTAGGGCCTTCTCGGGACCCATACCGTCCTCTAGGCTAGTCATGAAGTTACCCACTGCGCTTTCTACTACACGGTTCTCGTACTCAGCAGCGGCACGCGCCACGGTCTGTTGTGTTATTTGCGCCTGCGACCGGGACCACTCTTGATTGAACCCTGAGGCGAAGTGCGGGTCGGACTTGCCTTCAATTACCTGCTCTAGGTAAGCACCCACGGCCTCGTCGTCAGTGACGTCAATGCCCTGTTCTGCCATACCTTCCCACGCTTCTTGCGCACTGCGGCTACCCTCGTATTTCATAACAGCAGCGTAAGCGTACGGGTTATCGGCCAGCTTAGCTGCGAACTCGGTTTCGCCTATAAAAGCTGCACGTTCGCTGCCGTTCATTGCGGCCAGCTTCATCTTAGCGGCGTCTGCTAGTTTCTGGCCCTCTTCTTTCAGTAAGGCATCCTGAGCTTTCTCAGCGTCCAGTGCTTGCTTCGCTGCTAATTTAGCTTCTGCGTCGTTCTTTTGTTTAAGGCCGTAGGCGTACTGACCCATCCCGCCTGAGAGTGAACCCAGAGCGTCAGCTAGTTGTGTTAGTGAGCCGCCCTGAGCAGCCTGCGGCCTTACATATGAGCCGCCAGTGAAGCCTCCAGACTGAACGCCGCTAGTGCGCATTATTCTTTGCCGTGGCATTGTTAATCCTTCGTGTCTTGATACATGCGATAGCCACTCACGGCGGCTTGGCCCAGTTGCGCCCCTAGAGCTAACAGGCTAGGCTTGCGCCCGGGCCGGGTGGATTGCATCCTACTGATCATGGTGTTCCTAGCGCCCCTAGTGGCCGTCCTGTTCCTCTCCATGTCTAACTCAGCGTTACGGTTTAGGGTGGCTACAGTGCTGCCCTCTTCGAACCCTATGTCCTGCAACAGAGCCGCCGCTGTGACGCCGCCTAGCCCTCGCTCCCCTGCGGACACACGCGAACTGGCCCGTGCGGCTAAGCCCTGCCTAGCAGCGTCTACACGCTCCATAGTCGTGTTCTCTTGCCGGGCCATAGTGTCTAGGTTTATGGCCTCAATGTCGTCCCTGAACGCTTGCAGAGAGTTTATCTTGTTCTGGTTATGTTGAGCTGTCTGAGCCGCAGCGAGTTGCGCTTGGCCCATATGACTTACCACGGCAGAAGTGGCCTTCGTAACAGCAGCAGCCACAGCAATTTCAGTTGCACCCGGCACGTAGCACATCAGCGGGCTCCCTTCATGTTATAAGTGAATTTCCGAAAGAGAGCATTGAATGGCCCTCTAGTTTCTGCCTTGTCGCTCAATGTAGCGCCTAAGGACTTTATATATTTCTTGTGTAACTCGTTAGTATCGAGCACGTAGTTACTAAGCTCCCCGCGCTCCTGATACCACTCAGGGAATAGGACATTCCCGATCCGACGCATGGCCATTCCGACTTGGACGCCCTCGATTGCCGAAGTGCCAAGGAACCACGGGTGTCTCTTATAACACCCAAAGATAGCCGCAGGTTTGCCGTCCACTACACCACACCGTAGACCCTCTATGTTGTAGAGTTCCTTAGCGAAGGTAATGGACGGATGCCGCCCTGTACTCATGACGTACTCTTCGAAGTCCGCCTCTCTTAGATTATCGCCCACATATACTAGGTCGGTAACCAGAGCAGAGCGAACTTCGATTTGTTTAGACACGTTGCGATTTACTTTCTACGACGCCTCTCCACGATGCCGACAATATACGGCACGGGAACGGGCTATCATTGCTTAGTGTTAGTCCCCAGTACAGGTTTTTGGTGGGGGTTTTTATGCGAAACGCCCCATCATCTAGGGGCTTATAGTCAGTAGCATCCGAGCCTAGTATCTGCCCGGAGAATACCTTAGTGTACCCTGTACGGTACGTAGGGTTGAATGTAAGGTTGAAGTACCCAGTCTCTGCGTAATCCACGGAGAAGTCTCGGACCTTAAGGATAGCCTGCGTGTTTGCCACTAGGCCGTTCTGAGAGTTCTGCATGTAGTACGGCCTGCTGAAGCTCACAAGCTGCTCGTATTGTAACCCGAAGGCCACATTATGGCCGCTAGTGTTACCTGATAGTCTCACGGTAGTCCCCGAGACGCTCTCAGGTGTGTAGCCAATCCCCGGGGCGTGTACACCTACGTTAGATAGCGAATAAGCCTTGACTGTAGCGTCGGGCTCATACGGTAGAGTGTACTCGGTCCTATTGTTTATAGCATCGTAAATGCCTGTAAGTCCGGACACTCTGTGATCGAGACAAGTGTAGTACTCTAGGCCTACGTCTGTAAGGTCCGGGCGTAGCCTTATGCGCTCAAGGTGGAACCCGTCGCTACGCTCAGTGACAATGTAAGCCACGTTCTCGAAGAACTCTGCGAAGTGCAAGTTGTTGCCTGAGTGGAACTCCCACAGGCCCCATGAGCTTTGCAGTTGATCTGCCCCGGAGAAGTAGTACTCGTACACGTACACTTTGTTAGGCGTATCCGTGGATAGAGCCAGTATAATGTTTTCCAGAGTAGTCCCAGACATGGACACTAGGTTAGACGGGAGGTAAGTAGGGACATGTCCTGTTACTTCCTGTGCATCCTCAGTTTGCGCTGCGTTGTCCACGTAGAACTGACGGACACCAGAAGCGCCGTCCCTGTCGAAGGCGAAGTACACGTACCTACCTTGGCTTGTAGGTCTGCAATTAGGCGCACACGCGAACGAAGTCACAGGGTCCACTTCAGCCTCGAATGGCGTTAAGTACCCCTTGCTCGTCATGATGAACTGAGCGTTGTCAGAAAACAGCACCAGTTTTTTATCGAAGGCTACAGCGTGCCTCAGGATTGACACGGGGGAGTTCTCCCCGGAAGCATCAGAAGCCGGAGTATCTATAGGGTCATCGTCCAGAAGCTGCGTAGCTGTAGTCCTAAAGAAGTTGAAGTAGTCACCGGCTTTAGACAGTACCACGTTCTCGTCTGCAAGGAACCCTAGCCTGTTCCTAAAGTAGAACATTCCGTTTAGCTTGAAGTCCACGAAAGAAGGGAACGGGCAGCTATCGTCATCACCGGCCTGCCTATCCACCCACGGTATCTCTTCGAGTGTAAAGGTGTTGTCCGGTTGTCTGATCAGCGCTACGGGCATAGTAGTAGCATCGAGCTGGTAAGTTATACCGGGCTTGGCTACCTCTTCCCATACACCTTCAGCGGTATACGACACATAGTAATCATCGAATGCCGAAGTGTTGTCCCCCGCTACCCTGAGGACCACGCCTTCCTTGGCTTTCTCAGGTAGATCAGAGAAGCGCTGAGTAGAGTCCTTGAACGCTTTCATGGCTTGGTTGCCCTGATCGTCTTCTACGGATAGCGTGAAGTCTACAGAGTGTTGAATGTAGATCACTGAGCCTATAAGCTCCACAGTATCGAGATGTGCAGTAAGCTGCGACTGCAACTGTGCGGCTATGTTAGTCGTCCGGATACTGTCCGTGTGCGAGCTATCAGAACCGTCCTGTGTAGTGTACGTCGCTGTCCTAGCCCCGGAGCCATCCTTAAAGGTGACTGTGAGCGTATAAGTCCTATCGTAGTTAGACGCTCGGACAAACACAATGCCTTCAGGGTCGCGTGTAGGCGTAAGGGCAGGGAGTTTCTCTACGGTCACCGAGCGATTGACTATGTAAGTATAGTCCGCAACGGTTAGCGTGGTTATGTCGCTCTTAGGTGTGGCAGTACTCAGGTAGTTAGACCCTACAGTAGTGTTGTCCGTAACTGTCTGCTCTGTCCCTGTGAACACATCGAATACACGGGCAGTGCCGTTCTCAACCATACCTACGAAGCGGTTCTGGCTGTCCCTGTCCACCTTAAAGAAGACTGGCGGGGTCGTTAGGCTACCTGAGATGATCTTACGGACATGCTCAGAGGGTGGCCTCTTAGATAACCCTCGCACAGGGTCAGCAATGCAGTTAACTTGTGCGTCCACTTGGTTTAGATAGCGGGACTGAGGGGGCTGTTGCGAGACGCCACCGTGAACATTAGGTAACGGTTGGTCTACTAGCATTACAGGGGCCTCCTGATAGAAATCCTTTGGCCAGTATAGGTACGCGCAAAGCCTCTAGGGCGCGCCCTAAGGTCAGCCTGCTTCATCACTGCACGTGCTCGTATCTCGTCTTCTTCGGTGTAAGCGTCCTGCGCGCCTGAGCCTGTGGATTGTGTCTGGTACTTCCTCGCAGCTACGATAGTAACGTAATCGCGCATTGCTGAAGGCATCTCGGAGAACTCTAGCATCTGGCAGATGTTCAGGTATACTGGCGCGTCGAAAGTGTAAGTGTTACCCTCAAGGTCGTACAGCTTGCGGCCCCTCTCTACTAACGATAGGCTCTGCGAGATGTACGTGGGGCGAACCCATAGGGTGTCTGCTGGAAGGATAATGTCGCCGTTTATATCTGGCGTGAACTTCCGCTCGTAATCTGTGTTATAAGCCCAGCCTTTGGACTGGTGCTCTCTAGTGGCGTGGGTGAGGCGAGCATAAGCGTCTGAGGCCTCACTGAACCCGCTCTCGTCTAGTGACGCTACAGGTGCTTCGCCGTCGTTTCTGAGTATCTCGTTGACAGCCTCTAGCTCGGTCAACGGGGTTGTGGTCATCGGCATTGAAGCCCTCTCCCTTGGTTTCTAAAAAAAAGGGGAACCGCCCGAAAGCAGTCCCCCTGTTAAGGTGTTAAGTTTGTACTATTATACCGGATCGGCTGTACGTGTTACAGCGGCACACTCAGGACGCAGAACGCCGTGACCCACCAGCATACGTGTGGTGATCAGGGTAGCGTTGTGAGTGACGATGTAATCGTTACCAGTCATTCCTACAGAAAGGTCACGCATCTTGAGAGTACCAACGGCGCTCTCGTGCATGGCCAGACCGACAACATTACGAGCGTCAACATTGTACTTGTTCTCGTAAGTGCCTGTGACGTTAGTAGTCGGCAGGTTGTTAGTCTTGATCAGGTTGAACCCGTGCAGAGTAGGAACTGAGAGACGCTGAATAACACCAGCAGCGCCGTAGTCAGCGTTGATAGTCTCAGGATCAGCGGCCAGCAGGTTATACTGAGCGGGCTTCAGGAAGTAGTTACGTCCTGCCTCGGAGACGTCCTTCTCGTCGAAGTTCGTAGCGATAGCAACCAGAGAAGCCTTAAGGGCGGCTGCGGAAGTATCAGTAGTGGCGCGGTCGTCAATGAAGCCTACAGTCTTAGCCTCGTAGATGTCTCCGCTACCATTGAACCGAGATGTAGTTTCCAGAGCAGCCTGAACACCAACGCGGGCAACGTTCATATCGTAGAACCGAGCGATAGCCCGACCGTCTTCGCGGGTCAGAGGCTGGCGGAACTCGAAGTGAGACATGGCTTCGTCGATAACGGCGATAGATGTAGCAGCTTCGACAAAGGCGTCGATAGTCAGGACGACTTCTGTGAGGTTAGCAGTTTCACCTACGGACATAACGCCGGGTGTGCGGTAAGCGGCAGTCTTGCCACCTACAGCAGGGAATTGAGCAGATTTCAGGGGTTGTTCAAACAAGGGTGCAAGCCTTGTCCCGCCCACTAAGTGGGGCAGCTACATGTTGCCATGTAGATCAGACTATATCTTCACTAGAGTGTTTTTGCAGATAGTGTATAGCACTTTGTAACCGTACCGGGTCGTCCTTCATAAGGCCCAACGCGGTGTTGCAGTTAGTACAGAGTAAGCCCCTGACCTTGCCTGTTTTATGGCAATGGTCTACAGCGAACTTTCTGAACCTCGAGCTTTCAAGTTTGGTCCTGCAAATAGAGCAGCCATGGCCTTGCGCTTTCAGAGTTTTGTGGTAGAAGGTAAAATCTACACCTAGTCTTGCAATGAGTTTCTTCTCTTGCCAGCAGGTTTTGCAATCTGTACGGAATGTTCCGGACTCAGATCGCCAGTAAAAGTGCTTTTTGTCGAGGGGTTTTTCAATCCCACACGTCTTACAAACTCTAGTGTCCGGTGTTTCAGAACACATGAGCTTTGTCCTTACGGGCGTTTTCCGCCCTAGTCGTTGAACCTACCTCCTGTTAAGTGAGGCAGGCTGCTGATTGTCTCAGAGAGAGTTTCCAGCAATTAACCAGATTTTACTCGGGCAAATCTTTAGCTACCCGAAGTGAGAGTTCGTACAGTGTGGCGGTCGCCAAATACGTTGCTCTCTTCAAAGGCGGTCATAACTTCTCCGCCATAAGTTTTGAGGAACAGGGCGCGTTCATCTACACCCTGAAGGTTCTCACCCGCACGGGCAAGAGTAAAGTTTGGTGCGGCCATTTCGGCTACTCCTTTGTGTTTAATTAGAGGTGGGTGCTTAACGAGAACAGTACCTGCGGTATCACTAAGGCGATGCCCCTCAGGACTTCAGCGAGCATAAGTATTTACACACGGGGTATTGAATAGTTAGAGCATTCGCGGCCCGCTAGGGAGCGGCGGCGCTATAGCCTCTAAAAAGACCGCCTCTGTGGGGATTACCCAAGAGACGGCCTTCACACACACACACGTAAAGAGAAACGTGTGATAATATAATTCTAAATAGAAAGCCTACTGTGTCAAGGTTGCTTTGTTGCTATCAGCAGGCTTGCTGAGTTTCTGAATGAAAGGCTTGGCGATAGCCTTGTAGCCGAATGAGGCCCCAATGGCAGTCGCTAAGAAAGCCTTATAGTAATCTGGCATCTGATCTAGGTGAGCAAAGCCATCGGAAATATACGGCTGGAGTTCAGGGATGAATGCGCCCACCAGAGGGACACTCAGAAGCAGGACGAACCACTCGTCTTTCCACGAGCCCTTAGCGCCTTCCTGAGCCACTACGTCCCACTTCTGCTCTGCTTGTTGTGCAGAGCGGATATGGTCAATCCTCGCCTGCGTCTCGGCCTCTTTGATCTTCCGCTTACTGGCGAGGTTATCTGCAAAGATACCTACAACATCACGTATGATACCGCCCACAAGATTGATCATGTTAGAACTCCGAGACTGCTAGGCGGCGCTGGACTTGTGCCACGAAAGCTGCGTCCTTGCGGTACTCAGGCTTGCGCATATCCGCCATCATTTCAGTTTTACTAGCGTAAGGCTGTACACCACCGCCGTTAGTAGGTGCGGACTGAGAAGAGACGTAGTTAGGCTCTGTGGACATTCTGGCCCGGATACCCGGGATCAACATAGAGACGCCTACAGTATCTCCCTCGAAGATAGCAGCATCCACCGCAGAGTTGAAAGCTGCCTGTTCTGCCTCTGTGAGGTTCTTACTACCATAAGCCACCATAGCCTCGTACTGCTCCTGCCCACCAGCGATTTCGATAAGGGCGTTACCGCGCTGAGTTTGCAGGGCCTCTACGCCTAGCATGAACATATCTACAGTGTCCCTGTCCAAGCCTCGCTCGGCCAATTCCTTGTAGCTGTCTTCCGAAAGCTCACCACCTTCGTAGTATTCAGTAGCGTACTTAGAGACATTAACAGGTTCTACTTCACCTCCCTCCGTGGTTTCAGTCTCGGCTTCCGATACATCCTCTGTTGTGGCGGCTTCTTCGCTCTCCTCTTCCTGTCCCATTTTGGTAGGCTTATTAGGGGTTTCCTGTTCAACGGATGTCTCCGGAGGGGTTTCGGTTGGTTTCTCGGCTGCAGGCTCTTGAGTGGTCCCACTGGAGGTGGTGGGCTCTACGCTTATTGTTTGGCCCTGCGTGTCACTCAAAATATCCATAGACGGACCAACCGATATGGCTTCTGTGCTCATACTCTGTATTCCTGTTATTGTTACTGTTTATTGGCCAGCAGCGGCAGACTGGTTAGCCATTGCGCTGATCGCGGGGGCTGTCCCTTTGTCCACTAGAGCCTGAGCCATTGCGGCCTCTTGCTGTTGCTGCTGCTCTGCGGCTATCTCTGCATCACTCTTGACAAGCCCTGAGGTATCTATATTATGCCCATTAGCTATGCGCGTAATGAGCTCAGAGTGGTTTAACCTCTGAAGTATCTCAGGCATCGCGCCTGCTAGAACCATAAGGTCATTAGAGAAGCCTCTAAGCCTGTTCAGGTCCTGCCCTCTACCCAGTGCTTCTGTACCAGTGATGATTATAGGCTCAATGTAGCCCTCAATAGCAGGGATGTCCGGAAGTTTACCTTCGCGCATCATGAGCTGCATCCAGCGCTTAACTAGCGGCAGTTGAAACTCTTGAGCCATCAGGGAGTAGTAGCCCCCCAAAACATCCTCGATCTCGCCTGCCATGATTTGCAGCTCGTAGGCTGTAACTCGCTCGGCATCCCGCTGAACCGAAGAGTTCATCAGGAAGGCCCTTTCAAGGCGGTTAAGGATAGTCTGTAGTACACGCTCTGCAACTTGGAAGTCTGCCAGTTTATCGGCACGCAGCGCGTTTACATCCTCTTCTCGTCCAGAGGCAAAGTCACCGTTCTCTGCTTCGTTCAGGTCGTCAACATCTGTAAGCCCGTTGGGGTTCACAAGCCAGAGAAGTTTACTTGCAATCATACCGCCCTGCACGATGGACTTAGTAAGTTCCTCGGCAGACATTAGGTCGCCATAGAGTTCCTCGACGTAGGACCTTCCGTAATCCTCACCGTCCACACTGATCATGCGCAGAGGGAGCCACGGGTTGCTGTTGTTATTATATGTCCCACGTGTCCCGGGGACCTCTTCGCCTTCGATCTCTTGATAGGACACCCATCTGTCTTTCGACTGTAGCTCTACTATCGTGTAAATCTCTAGGTCCTCTTTGAGGTCCTGCTGCTTTTCGGCCTTTACCTTAGCTTCGATCTGTGTTACAAACCTAGGGTCTAGTGTCTTCTTTGAGACCATCTCTCTTAAGATGACCAAAGTAGTGTTACCTGCGCGGTCCCGTTTGACGATATAGTCACGCAGAGAATAGCAGTTAGCAGTGTCCACGTTCACCAGAGCGTTACCTGAGACTATCAGGTGCTTCATGATGCTGAACGTGTTAGTCCGGAGCTTTGTAGTCTCCATGTCGTCAGCTATCTCGTTCTCTAGGCGCTGTAGCCCCGAGTCGATCTCAGCTTTAAGTTTCTCTGCTTCCTCGCCCTCAAGTTGGAGAACCTCTTCTCGGGCTTCCTTAGACATGCGCATCATAAAGAAGGGCGAGTTAGAAGGTAGCAGCGTCATGACCATCTTAGCGGTCAAAGTGTTTACACCTATAGACCCTACAGATTGCCAAGGTTGCTCTAGTGCAATATCCTCGTTACGCTGCGTCCTGTCCTTCTCGTCAGGTATAAGCGCGGGTATCGTTAGCTTGGCGCACTCATAGGCGCGTCTCAGGTATCTGTGCCGGGAGGGTTTGTGGCTGTCGTAAAGGCTCTTAACGGATTTCTTCTTGTCTTCCACGGTTAGCCCATCCTAGCCACGTTGGCCCCAGAGCTACCTGAAATCCTAATATCAGTGCGCATACTTCTGCGCGACCTTGCGTTGTTACTGCGAATATCCCCGTCGCGGTAGGTTGTTCTCTCGTTCATCTTGAACCGCTCAGCGGTGGGTAGTGGTGCCGCAGGTGCAGCGCCGGTATTCTGTGCGCTCTTGTCGGGCTTAGGCGCTTTAATCGTACACATATACGCGCTCCTGTTGTCTATTGTAGTTTTGTCTTAGTAGGTTCATTACATCCTGCTGTCCGCGCACTACCTCGAAGTTTTCTTTCGTGGCGTGGTACGGGAACTTATCAGGGAACACCCTTTCCAAGGCCTCCATAAGTACCGGAGGTATTTCTGGTAGTTTATGTTTATGGCTGTCCATAGTATACCTCCAGTCAGTTCTGTCTATTTACGCGGGGTTATTTTGCGCCTCCTGTGGTGGTGCGGGAAGGTGCGAATTACCTTAACAGAGCCGATGGTGTCACCGATTTCGTTTGAGTACATTAGAAGTTGCCCATATTCCCCAGACAGGATTTCATCTAAGAACCATGCAATCGACTCCTCGTCATCGCCGTGCATGAGTTCTGCATCATAACGCATCTCAATTTCCATTCTCACTATGCCTTCTTTGCCAGTCATATAGCTACCGTCATGTCTCAAGCTCCCATAATCTTTCGTCTTTCTCCCGTGGCGCGGTCACTATCGGTTGCCAATCAGGCATTTTTATATCCTCTAGGTTTACAAATACACACAAGGTTAAAAACCCCCAGCAAATACCGGGGGCTCACAAAGAACATTTCCATCACACCTTCTCCCCTCTAAGGCTGTTCCTGCACTGCGCGTGGCGAAGTACACCCTCAAGCAACTCAGGGTTACCGTAAGGGTTTCGGTCGTCGTTAAGCGTTTCGTTCACAACTGCGTCCAAAAGGATAGCGCAGGATGACATGATGTGGGCTAGGTGACTAAGGCCACTGTCCGAAGCGTTATCCTGTCCTGCCCGGTACAGCAGGAGGTGCCGCTCTATAGCGTCCACATATACAGAAGCGCGAACCTTAGACGCTCTCCAGTTGAAAGCGCCATACTTTAAAGCGCCGTCCCTGAACGCTTGCGCCAGTTGCACTATGGCAATCTCGGGGATTAGCGAGGGAGATATTTTATGTACAGATGTAAGGTCCTTGTAGTTAGGGTCCTTAGTCTCTCCTGTAGGTTCATCTTCGAGCGTAACCGTGTAGTAACCGTCGTCCTCAGGCTCGTCAAATCTAGGCATAGTATCCTCGTTGCTTTCTTTTCTCTTTGTACGCACAGCGTAATCAGGATCGAGACACGAAGTGTAAGGCTGCGAGCCGCACCATGTGCAACGAACCCCGGGGTCCTTAGGGCAAGGTTCTTTGATAAATTCAGTCATTGTATTCCGGAGGTAACCAAGGGATCACCTGTTTAGTTTTAGGGTTATAGTCCGACGCTCTCAGTATCCGGGCCACGCGGGCCTGAGATAAGGCGAAGTCACCGTCCAAGCCTTTAGCCTCGTAAGAAGGAACAATAATGTCGTCCCAGACTTCTGAGATTTCAGTAGAGGCTACAGGTGCGTCTAGCAGTTTCAGGGCAGTCTTAAGGCCTACTCCCGGACACCCGGGGTAACCATCAGTAGCGTCCCCGGTTAGAGCCTGTAGCAGGTGCATCCAGTTTGCTTCTGCTTCTGTGACTTCAAAGAACTCGCCCTTGCGGAAGTTGTAGTGTCTCCCGGGTATAGTGGCTAGGTCCTTATCAACAGTAACGCATATAGTATCCCCAGAGCCGGGCTTGGTCTGGAGGATGCCCATAATATCATCACCCTCCAGTCCGGGGATGTATCTACCCCAGCTCTGCTCTGAGGCCCACTTGCGTAGAGGCCCTACGAGCATAGGTTTCCACTGAGGTTTAGACGGGGAACGGTTAGCCTTGTAGTCCGAGTAGTAATCGAAGCGCCAATTCTCGGAGCTTTCAGTTACTGCCCCTATGAACTCAGAAGCACCTACAGTCTCGGCTATGTCCTGTAGCTGTCCGCTGAGCATACACTTAGCTTCGTCCCAGTGAGCCGTCCGGGTCCACAGGTAATCTCCTGTTTCTTCGTCTGGCCACGGGATAGTCTCCTCGCATGTATTTGCGACCTCGTATATAAGTATGTCAGCGTCTATCAGTGCTTTCATTGTGTTAGGCCTTTCTACCGCCTAGAACCTCAACGGCAGGCTCAGCGAACTCCGGGTATTTGTTGTAAATATCGCCCCAGATTTCATTTGTTATTTTGCAACTATCCGGGTGGTTATCCCGCAGGTAATGGACGCTACTATACAGCCCGAAGAAGTCTAACAATGAGCCTGTGAGCAGTACTTTCTGCTCTGCGCTTTGGGGCAAGAACTCTAATGCTTGTTTGCGGTTTATATCAGCATCAACTGCAATTTGGTGCTGCACGAGACATGCAGTGACTAGACTTTCTAGGGCGCTCTCTAGGTCATCACTGTCCGGGTGAAACAGGTTAGACCAGCGCTTAAGGAACCCCGGGGTGTCCTTAACGATTTGACCGTGTGCAGGGGCCAAAGCGACCTTACCAGTAAACACATTGGCAAGCTCCAAGGCCGCTGCTGCTGATACTACACAAGAGTAGGTCAACATGTAACAACGCAGAGGCGCAGTGTGGTTCCGCTCTAACCAAGTCCGTATTACAGCCTTAGCGGCGTGGGCTGTATCTACATGACCAACACCTCCGGCCTCTAGTGCTGTGGTTATAGGGCTGTACTCCCGTAAAACTGTGTCTGTCATTCTATGATCCCCTTCAGTGACCAGAGTGTAGTGAGGCCTTTTGGCGTGATAAGGTGGACAACTCCGAATAGGTTAGGCCCTACTCTAGTTGTTATAAGGTTGCGCTCGGTAGCCATGGCCACCACTTCGGCGTGCTCCCGAACCAAAGTAGAGCGAGTAGTGAACCCGCCCTGCCACGCGCTATCGAGCACGTTTATGAGTGTATCTAGGTGTTCCATCAGTGTGTATCTTTCCAAGATTGGCCAACTTCAGCTTCGCCCGCTAATGGGCACCTGAAGTGTAGTAGTTTCCCTGCTTCCTCGATGGACCACGTAGCTACCGCTTGCAGTGTATCCGCTAGGTCGGGCCTAACAGTCATCTGGAACTCGTCGTGGACATTGGCTACCAGAGCCCAGTCCTTGCCGTGCTCGTGTCCAAGGTCGCACATTTTCTCGTAAACCAGTGCCGTGGCTAGTTTCATGGCTACTGCCCCTGCGTTCTGCAACAGGGTGTTCAGGGCAGCGTGGAGGTGCCTTGTAGGTATACGCCTACCGTCGATCCCTCGTACCCACCCGTTCTTTTTTGCAGCGGCCTTAACGGCAGACACCAGACCTGCAAGGCCCGGAGTTCCCTTTAAGAACTTCTTCTTTAGCTTAGAGCCGTCCTCCGCTGTGCCTTTAACAATCCGGCCTATCTCTGCGTCCCCGGCACCGTAAAGGAACCCGTATATGAAGGTTTTCGCATTAGCACGGGAAGGTAAACCTGCGGTCTTCTGGTTCATAGTGTGAATGTCCGTGCCGTCCTCTTTGCGGCCTTCAGCTACGATCTTAGCGTATCTCCCGCCGTCATTAATGAAGTGGGCAAGGCATCTCAGCTCTAGTTCGGAAGCGTCGCAACCAACCAGAACATGGCCATCGTCAGGTATAAACAGTGCTCGGCATTCTGCGCCGTAAGGAACCGGGCCTTTAGCGTTCTGTATAGAGGGCACTTGAGCCACGTTAGGTTTACTGTGGGTGCATCGTCCTGTGATCGCCCCGAGTGTGTTGACCTGTCCATGTATTCTTCCATTCTTTACTGTTTTGAGCCACGCTTGGTCACCGTCTGCTAACTGAGACAGGCGCTTGATAACCATGAAGTATTCAGAGAGGCGCTTGGCTGGAGGGTAAGGAAGCTTAGACAATACAGCGTCGTCAATCTTAGCCTTACCAGTATCCGTGAACACCGAAGGCGACCAGCCGTACAACTTCTTGAGCCTGTCCTCTATGTGCGCCCTAGAGCCCGGGTTAAACACTCTGAGTTCTGCTTTACTGTACGGTGCCTCGGGGTCCGTGTGCTCGTAGTACCCGCGCTGCGTGACTGGCACTTTCACCTTACGCTGCACTTTCTTACCGTTCTTCTGCGTGTGCGTGTACGTCTCTCCAGTTTCCCTCTTAATAGTGCGCGTAACACTACCTTCAGGGTGCTCTACGAAGCGCCTCTGCATCTTCGCAGGTGTGAACTTACCAGAGGCTGTCCACCACGGCTCGAACAGGCTCAGCAGTTCATCATCAAGCTCAGCTTTGCGTAGACGCAGGGTAGCTTCGAGTTCCTTAGCTGCACCAACGTCGAACCTGAACCCGTGCTGCTCTTGAGCGTGTATAGCTGACTGAAACCTGTGCTCTATATCTAAAGCGAGCGCCCACTCACTATCTATGGCGAACTTCTTGCGGATCATAAAGTACAGGTCTGCGGTTACTACTACATCCTGCTCGCAATAGTCCTGCATGGCCTTATTCCACGAAGCCCAAGGGTCCAAGCCCTTCGCCTTCATTTCCTCGGAGTAATCACCCTTGAGGACGTTCAGGCGGTAGCCCCACGCTTCTAGCGCGTGAGACCCTATGCGTTTGCCGGGAAGCGTGGGAGGTACCCCTCTCTTTTCCTGCTGTTTGCGCACGCGGAAGTCCATGTCGCGTATGTTAGGGAACAACAAGCGAACCATAAGAAGCGTATCAGTCAGCTTAGCGTTGTGCTCCCATGTAGGGTGTAGCTTCTGAATGACAGGCACATCGAACTTAATAATGTTATGTCCGCACAATTCTGTAGCGGCGCTGAGCCGGAAAAGCCCTTCGCTCACCGGGCGGTACTTCCGCTTATCATCGCCCCAGAAGCCTTCGTCAGCATAACTGAACATCTCACCAGTGTCCATATCCATGAGCACTAGGGAGTGTATAGTTGTTACTGTGTCCAGAAAGCCATCAGTCTCTATATCGAAGAAGTACCGAGCCATTGTTAGTCCTAACTGTTCTTAATTACCGCCCTGTAGTAGGCCTTATTGTAGGCTGAGACTTTCTCTAAGTTCTCAGCCCTGTATCTCTTAGCGTATTCTTTTCGCTCTTTAGAGTTTTTCTGATAATATTCTTTCCGACTTTTGCTGATACAATGTTTACATTGTGAAACTCTGCCATCACTTGTTCTCGTGTCTTTGTAGTAATTTGTTAGAGGATATGTTACCCTGCACTTACTGCATGTCTTCCATGCCATAGGGTCAGAACTATACGAAGTTGTACCCTTCTGAGTCGGCGTGCTCATCTTCTGTATCTCTTTTTGTCTGTGTAGTTGGAGGGGCCTCGCCCTCTTCTTGCAGTGCAGTCTCCGGGTTATACTTTAAGTAGAACGTCTGGCCCGTAGATTGTCCTGTAAGTCTGTCCTTAATCACCCTGAATAATGAGGTGTGCCTAGCTTCCTCGCACTCCGCTTGAGTGTCCCGCTCTAGTCCCCACATGTAATCAGCGAACCGCATGATAGCACGTGAACCTGTGAACTGCTTACCTTCCACACGCCCGCCTTCTTCGTGCGGCGCTCCGGAAGATGGCGTTGTGAGGTGAGACAGGAAGTGGATCGTTACACCGAGCTGCGAAGCCATCTGCTTAGCGTCACTGAGTAGGCCGTCCAGAAACCTGCGCTCGTCGTCAGCGTGTGACGCTAGTAGAGTGAGGTTATCGAGGTAGACAGTCTGAACACCGTAGACCTTAGCAGTCCAGCGAACCCACTTGGCAATCTCAGGCCAGCTTGTGGGTAACTTGCGGTGATCATAGATGTGTACCTTTTCTAGGTACGGCTTCAGTACGCGGCGTAGCTCGTCTTCGTCGTACGGGTAATCCGGCTTAAAGTACGGAACACCTGCGAGCTTTGCTGCTAGTCTTTTGGGTGTCTCAGCAGGGGATTGCTCACCGTGCCAGATAGCCACAGAGTGGCCCATAGACAGGTCATGCGCTTCCATCTCGGTGAACAGGTCCGTCTTACCGATGCCTACACCTGCACCCCCTACCCACACTTGGCCGGGCTTAGGGCCGTAGGACATTTCATAGAGTTTGCGCAGGCAAGTAGGAAGACTAAGGCCCCACTCTACAGGCTTTACGGCTTCGTCTATCAGGTCCGATAGCGACACCATGTTATCCGGGCGGTAAGGCTGCGCGTTAAACACGGCGCTTATGATGTCCCTAGAGCGCCCGGCTAATAGCAGGTCGTTAGGGTCGTAGCCGTCCGGCATCTCGGCTATGTAAGCCTTCCCCGGCGTGAGCAGCGCTGCACATTCGCGGGCAGCTTTACGCCCCGGGTCGTCCCCGTCAAACATAAAGATGACTTCATCGAACGTCTCTAGCCAGTCTGAGGCTCGCTGTACGTACTTCTCCGAGTTGGTCCCCGGGGCTCCTACCACAGGCCACTTGAGGTCCTGCACTTGCGCCACGGTCATAGCGTCAATCTCGCCCTCAGTGACGACTATCTTGCGACCGCCACTGCCCCACGCTTGCTGGCCGAACAGTTGGAATATCCGAGCAGTTTCACCTGTCCACGGCATATCCTTGTTACCATCAGCATCCTTAGGGAGACGGATGTGCTGAGCTACCATATCGCCCTTGCGGTCGAAGTACGGGGCTATATGGCACGGGCTACCTGTCTTATAGGTACCCACTTGATACCGGAATTTGCGTAGAGTTTCTTCGCGCAGGCCGCGACTGGCCAAATCAGTATAAGTTCCATGCAACATACCAGAAAACACTCCAGTTTTAGATTTTGAACGAATAGAGCCCCCCTCAGAATTACCTGTGGGAGGCTCATAGTGGCCGCATCCGAAGCAGTAAGCGTGGCCATCAGAGTAGCGTGCTAGGTTATCCCTAGAACCGCACTCGGGGCATGGCTCTTTCGCTACGAATACAGAGGTGTCCTCGCTGTCCTCATACATCTAATACGTCTGAGGCTTGCTCTATCAGTACCGTGAGTTGGTCCAACTGAGCTATTTCGTCGTCGAGAAGCGTGATAGTCTCATTAAGATACGCTACCATTCGCTCGCAATCCTCGGCTCTTTTGTTGCGAAGTTCAGCAGCTTTTGCAATCTCTGTGAGAAGGTATTCTGTCCTTCCTTTTATCTGCACTAATGTAGGCGCAACAAACAGGGAAGATACACTGCGACCTATAGAGCCTGCAAAGTCACGAATATTTTCGGCAGCGTAGCTCAAGCGTTCTCGTGTTGTTGAGAGGAAATTTTTCATTGCAATACCTGCTGTTATTGTTTGGGGAGTGTTAGTCTAATGCGAAGTACGCGGGTACATCGAAACAGGGGCAGGCCTTAGTACTGTCTAAGTCCCTATGGCCTAACCAGATTGGGTCGTTGTGGGCCTCGTCCAGCTCTTGCTTTAGTTCACGTAGAGCGTGCATCTGAGCGAGTGTGTAGTTGAACTCAGGGCGTCCA